GAAATGACATTGGATTCACTACACAGGGCACTGGTGATAGAAAAGATATGGATGGTCATGGCAATATCATCAAGTCGTTGCCCGCCACGCCCGAGGCACAGCAGTGGCACGGCTGGGGCACTGCGCTGAAACCCGCCCACGAACCGGCAGTGCTCGCCCGCAAACCACTGACCGGCACCGTCGCCGACAATGTCCTGACGTGGGGTGTCGGTGCGCTCAACATTGATGGGTGCAGGGTGGGAGGCGATGCCGGTCGCTGGCCCGCCAACGTCATCCTCGACGAACACGCCGCCGAAGCGCTGGATGAGCAGAGTGGGGTGTTGAAGAGTGGCGCACGCAAAGGCGCAAACAATATCAATTCACTAAGCGGAGCATATGAGGGCGGATGGTCATACACAGGAGGGCCATGCGAGGCGTCATCCGGCGGCGCTTCACGCTTTTTCTACATCGCCAAAGCGTCGAGGGCTGAGCGTGAGGCGGGGTTGAATGCACCGCCCGGCGAACGTGCCAACATTCATCCAACTTTGAAGCCGATTACATTGATGCGCCACCTCGTGCGCCTCGTCACACCAAAGGGTGGCGTCGTGCTCGATCCGTTCATGGGCAGTGGCTCAACCGGGTGCGCAGCCATGCTCGAGGGTATGCGCTTTGTTGGCATCGACATCACCGCTGAGTATGTCGACATTGCCGAGCGTCGTATCCAGCACTGGCTAAATCAGAACCCGATGGAGTTGTAGGCATCATCCTTGACACCATGCGTACTATGAAGATAGAGGAGGGCACTATGTCTGACACACCCTTAAACATCCCCGGCGGAACCTACACGCCAACGCAAACCTGCTTCATTACTGACGCCATTGGCCAGCAGTGGGCCACGTCAATGAGCGATGTGCGCTTGACGCCTCGCAAGTTCGGCACCCACGTCTGGTATCGCAAGAGCGCCAATCAGCCATGGTCATTTCTGTTCGCCTACGCTGACTGCCACGGGTGGCTCAGCGTTGATCGTGGTCAATTGCAATTCATCTACAACCGTCCATCAATGCGTGGCGCCATGCGTCGCATCGTTTCGGGCTACGTGCATACACGGCCGAAGGTGACAAATGAGTAAAGCAAAAGCAACGCCAAAGAGCGACAACTTCCGCTGGGACCTGCGTCAATGGCGCACGGCTGCCGACCTCGCACAGCACCTCGCCAACTATGACCCGAGCATTGCTGATTGGGCGAAGGGCGCCGTGATTCATCACACCTACCGCCCAGAGCCTCGACACTGGCGTGGTGCACAGACAATGACCGGCATGAAACAATACTATGAAGGGCTAGGCTGGGACAGCGGTCCACACCTCTTTCTCTGCGTTGGCGCACCGAACCCCGCTGACGACGGCATCTGGCAAATGACCGCACTCAATGAACGAGGCATTCACGCCACCATCGCCAACAGCTGGGCATGGGGCATTGAGGTTGTCGGCTACTTCGACTACAAACCATGGTCGGACGCTGAACGCAACCTTGTGTATGACACTGTCGAAACGTTGTTCCGTTGGCGTGGCATCGTGCCGAGCAAAGCCACACTGAAAGGGCATCGTGAGGTGCCGAGTCCAAAGACATGCCCAGGTATTCAGATTGATATGAGTCGGGTGCGACTCGATTTGCAACAACGCATGGGGGGTGCGTGATGACGGAGGCTGTTGAGATTAAGCTGGCGCGCCTCGAGGAAAAGATTGATACGATCTTGCGACGCCTCGAATCAGGCGACAAACAATTCCGTGAGATGGATGAACGCGTTAAGGAACTCGAGCAACGCATTGCACAGCTGTGGGGTGGCTTGGCACTTGCCAGCATCGCCATTCCACTGATTGTGCGCTATTTAATGGGAGGCTAAGCCATGACACCGAAACCGTGGTACACATCAAAGACATTGTGGGTCAACGCCTTGACGTTGCTCGTGATGGTGCTCGGCACCGTCGCACAGTGGCCAGAGTTCGCTGTTTATGCACCACAGATTGCCGGTGCCGTGTCCGTCGTCAACATCCTGCTGCGTTTCATCACTGACCGGCCGGTGGTGTAGCGATGCCCAAGCCACAGAAGCGCATCACGGCACTCACCGAGTTGCAATTCCGTGAGTTCATCAGCGCCGTGGAAGCAACTGGCAACATGCGTGAATCGGCGAAGCAACTCGGCATTCATTGGGGAACGCTTCATCACCATATGAAACTGCGCCCTGATCTCACCGAAGAGCTACGCCGAGCGCAGGAAATCGGCAAGCAGAATTTGCAGGCGCACCTCGAAGCCATCTTGCTCCGACACATCGAAGAGGGCAACATCACGGCGCTGATATTCAAGCTCAAGCAACTTGACCCTTCATATCGCGAGTCATACCATGTCACAACATCCAGCGCACCAACCGACTACACCATCGACCTCACCCTCCCTAGTGGTGAAGCACAGCCGGCAGACGGCGCCACAACAACGCTTTTGGAATGACCCGCACCGCTTCCGCCTCTTTGTCGGCGGTCGTGGCAGTGGCAAGACCAGAGCCGGAGCGATTGAGGTACTGCGCCAACCAGCGGGCACCACATCGCTCATCATCGCACCGACATACCCCATGCTCCGCTTGGGCGCTATGGAAACGGTGCTGAGTCTTGTTGCGCAAATGGGTGTTGCGGTGGCGTGGAATAAGTCAGACCTTGAGCTAAAACTCATCGGCGACCGTCGCATCATCTTCCGCAGTGCTGACAACCCTGACCGTCTGCGTGGTGCCAACGTTGGCTTTTTGTGGCTTGATGAGGCGGCAATGATGGACAGCGACATTTGGCCCATCGCTATCGCCACGCTTCGTCATCAACCCGGCAAAGCCATTGCAACGACGACGCCACGTGGCAAGAATTGGTTGTACGAACGCTGGTTGCATGGTGGCGATGATTACAGCATCACCGAATCATCGACGACCGACAACCCGTTTTTGCCAGCGCACTTTGTCGCCACGCTGAAAGAGTCGATGACCTCGGAGATGTATCAGCAAGAGGTGCAAGGGAAGTTCACTGACCCGATCGGGCAGCTCTTCAAGCGCCAATGGTTCAGCATGATTGACGCACCTCCCGATGACCTGACATGGTACCGCTACTGGGACCTTGCCACATCCACCAAGACCAGCGCTGACTACACCGCCAGCATCAAAGCGGCGCTTGGGCGTGATGGCGTTGTGTACCTTGATGCGGGCATCCACGTCAAAGCAGAATGGCCCGATGTTCGGCGCATCATGCTGACGACGTTTAAAGCAGAGCCTCGGGTTCAGCACGGCATCGAAGAGGCGTTGCACGGTTTAGCCGTCGTGCAGGAGCTTCGCCGAGACCCATCGCTCGTCGGCATTACGATGAAAGGCATCAGGGTGGACAAAGATAAGCAAAGCCGAGCGATGCCGTGGGCAGCGCGTGCCGAGGCGGGAGCCGTGCGCCTCGTTGCGGGCGAATGGGTACGGCACTTTCTTGACGAGGTCGTCGCATTTCCCTCGGGGCAACATGACGACTACGTAGACGCCGCATCGGGCGCTATTGCGATGATGAGTAAGCCAAAAGTAGATTGGGGGTGGGCATAATGGCAATCACTGGATACCCGGGATGGGTGGACAAACTGAAAAACAGCGAAGGCGTCAACGGTACTATCGACGCCTACAGCCTCGTTCCCATGCTGTACCGCAGTGTGAATCTGCGCTGTGACGCCGTCAGCACGGTGCCGTATCGACTCTTTCGCAACGAGAACGAGGTGGAGTGGCCATGGAATCAGAACCTCGCCAACTTGATGAAGGACACTGAGCGGAGCCTCTTGCTCACCGGCGCTGCATACTGGTTGAAACTCTACCGAGGCCGTGTCCTCACCGGCTTTCAATTTCTGAATCCATTGTCGATGACGGTGCACTTTGACGCCAGCAAAGCCGAGCCCGGCAATCCCCTCGCTGGTGTGACGTTTCAGCAAAGCATTCAGGGAAAGAGCTTTGGGCCATGGACAGCGCAGGAGATTGTGTATTTCCGTGAGCCATCGCTGACGGATGAAGTCGGACCCGGGCTCGCACCGGCGCGCGTGGCGTTGCAGTCCGCTCAGCTGTCGCATTACCTTGAGCGATTTACGTCAGCGTTTTTCGAAGGTGGTGCACAGCCTATCACGGTACTCAATTTGCCGGAGACGATGGATGAAGCAGAGTTTCGACGATTTCAAGGTGAGTGGACATCACGGTTTCAGGGTGTCATCAATGCGTTTCGCACGGCGTTCGTGCGTGCCCCTGACCTCAAAGTCACGACGATCACACCGCCGATTAATACGCTCTTACTGCCAGAGCTTCAAGAACGCACCATCACCGCCGTCAGCATGACCCTCGGCGTCCCACGCACGATGCTCGAAGCCAGTGCTGCCAACTTCGCCACGGCAGACAGCGACCGGCAATCGTTTTGGCGTGAAACCATCATCCCGCGATTGTCGCTTTATGAGCAGGTCATCAATAACCAACTGCTCTACCCGCTGAACTATGAGATGCAATTCAATCCCGAAGCACTTGACGTCATGCAAGCCGACGAGTCAAACCGCGCCGGATCACTGTTGCAACTTGTCCAAGCCGGTGTCCCACTGCGTGGCGCAATGAAGATTTTGGGTTATGACCAAATCGAAGAGGCGCTGGGACTAGAGCCCGAGCCAACGCCACCAACATCGCCCGACGCCACGTCCACTGAACCGAGCGCTGGTGTCAGCGAGCAACCCGGTCAGGACATCGTGCCCGATGAGCTTGACAACGTCGCCACCAAGCGCAAAGCGGAGTTTGGATTACTGGCAAAAAAAATTGAACGTCGCATCAAAGCCGGGAAGTCAGTGCACTGCACTTTCGAGAGCGACGTGATTACGGCGGATGAGGTGAAGTCAGTGATGGACTGCATCGCTGACGGCATGACCGTTGACGAAGTGCATGAGGTGGTGAACGCCATCAAGGCCATCGACGAATTGACGCCCGATGAAAAGCGCGTGTATAACCGCATTGTCGGCGCCATGGAAAAGCGAGGCGCAACGTGGGCACGGCAGATTGTGCAGGGTAAAGACGTTGACCCATCGCTCAAAGATGTGCTTGAGCCAGTGATGATTACGGAGCTTCAAACCACGATGTCGGGCCGTGTCGACCGCCTTGGCACGCAGTTCGGTATCGGCGTTGACCCAGCGGATGAAGGCGTCATCATTCAAGACTGGTTGGCCGATTACATGCCCGAGTTTAACCGAGAGATTGACAGCACGACACG